ATGATGGGATTTCCGACCGATTGGACTCTATTACCTTTTCTAAGTGGAGAAACGAGTCCATCAAAGCAGGAGGAAACGCAATAGTTCCCCAAGTAGTTTATCAGATATTTAAAACGATTGAACAGTATGAAAACCTGCAAAACCTGTAAACAACAGAAAGAATTAACCGAGTACAATAAAAACCAGCTGCAAAAAGACGGGCATGATTACATTTGCAAAGATTGCCGAAACGAGAAAAAAAGAAGTTACAACTTAGTAGGTGGTAAAAAGGTATGTAGTAAATGCCGGAAGACAAAAGAACTAACGGAGTACTGCAAAAAGGCATATAGCAAAACGGGATACAATAGCCAATGTAAAGAATGCGCTAAATTATATCAGAAATCAAAACGCCCTGAAAAGCCTGTGGTAATACATCCTGAAGGCGAAAAAGAATGCACGGGGTGTAAGCAGTCTTTACCTTATCCGGCTTTTAATCGCAACAAAGCAAGTCGAGATTTTTATATGAGCAAGTGCAAGAAATGTGAAAGCGATATGGCAAAGGCGAGGAAGGCGAACGCTGATATAAACTATGCGGCTTTTTATTATCCAATAGCTTTAGATTGATAAAATCAATAACATGAAAAAAGAAACGGCAATAGATTGGTTAGTTGAATTTATTCAAGACCATTGCATAAGAATACCTGAAAATATTATTCAAAAGGTTAAAGAAATAGAAAAAGAGCAGATGGGTGAGGCTTATATATCAGGGGGCTATGCTGGTTTACATTTCCCTTTAGTAAAGGATGCTTTTGATAGAAAATATTTAGAAGATAAGTTTACAGCATATTATAAAGCCAACTACACTAATTGACTTTTAAACCATAAAGACCCAATAACATGAAAAAAGTAAAAACGCAACAGGAACAAATTCAGAAACACCTTGAATCAGGTAAGAAGATAACAGCTGTAATAGCTTATGAGAAATACGGCTGCCTTCGGTTAGCATCCCGAATATTCAACCTGAAAAAAGCAGGGCTGCCAATCATTACCGAAATGGTTACCAAAAACGGAAGTACCTTTGCTTCATATCAACTTGTAAAAAAGTAATCATGTACAATTACAAAGCGATAGTTAACAGGGTAGTTGATGGTGATACAGTCAACCTGCAAATAGATTTAGGGTTTAGATTATCATACACAGCAAATTGCAGAATGGCTGGTATCAATGCGCCCGAAATGTCAGAAGATGCAGGTAAGCAGTCAAAAGCTGCATTAATGGAACATTTACAAGCCGGGCAGGTAGTAGACATTATAAGCACGGGATTAGACAAATACGGCAGACCTTTGGTGATTGTAAAAGCAAACGGAACTGATATAAACATTAAAATGATTACACAAGGCTTTGCAGTTAAAATATAACTAATGGCAGACCTTACAGCTTCGCAGATAACAAAGCACGCTTTAGAAGTACTGAACGCATGGGGGTATTATGTATGGCGTAATAACAATTTATCTGTTCCGGGTCGCAAGTTTATCGGGGAAAAAGGCGTGAGCGACATAATAGGTTACCATAAGCAAACGGGTCAGGCTGTGTATTGTGAGGTCAAAACAATTAACGACAAGTTCAGCGAATCGCAAATGCTATTTATGAATAGAGCGAATCAAGCAGGGTGTATCTGTTTAGTTGCTCATCAGGTTAACAAGCAAATAAAGCTGGACTATTGGACAGACGAGATGAAATAATTACTACGCTTTATGAGGATGCAGACATATCTGATGCAATTGGGAAAATGCGCCCGGTAGAGTTACAAGATGACCTGCGTAGTGAAATGTTTATGGTTCTTTGTCAGATGGATGCAGCCCGGCTGATAGACCTACACGAAAGGAAAATATTAAAGATCTATTTGGTTCGTACTATGCTCACCATGATAAAATCAGATAGAAGCACATTCTTTAAAGTTTACAGGCGGTATTTAGATGAATTACCTGAAGGATTTACAGAAATGCAGGATAAGCAGGAAAGTAATGAAGAAGCCTTTGCACGGGTTGAACAGGCAATGGATGGGCTGCATTGGTATGAGAAAAGCGTAATGGAACAATTTGCAGAACTTAAAAATATCAGCGAATTAAGCAGGCGTACTAAAATACCATACCGAAGTTTAAGCAAAACTATCAGCGATGCCCGAAAGAAAATAAAGAGCGATATAAAATCTAATATAAAAGAATAATCGTAAATTTGTTAAAACCTACTAAATGACCGAATTCATACACCAGCTTCAGATATTATTTGCTGCTATTTTATCAGCTGTTTATTTTATTGAAATGGCACGAATGCACAAGGCTTTAAGGATTGATTTCAGACCTTTTAACTGCCTAATGTGTTTATCTACATGGTTAGCGTTAGCCTTTCAATTTGTGCCTTCTTTTGCGCTTACTTATATAATTGTTTCCTGCCTTGCCGGAGCATTGGTTAACCCGATAAAAAACTTCATTCAAAATATTAATTTTACTAAATGACAAAAAGTAATTTTGATATTAATTACGAACAATTTTTAAATAAAATATTAAGTGATACAGGGTATAGAGCAGAAATTGATTATCATTCGAATGGTGTATCAATAAGTTGCATAATCACATTTTATAAAGAAAAAGAAACTGATAAAAAAGTTGTTTTTAAACAAACAACGTTATTAGATAGATTTAATGAAGGTTCTGATTTATTAGAACGTACTGTATTGATTACCTTATCGCACACATTAACAGACTTTATTAAAAACAATTTGTATTAAAATTATAAAAATGACACAAAAGGAATTAGATTTTTGTCAGGAGCATATCATAAACTTTGAATCGGTAAAGCTGGGGTTTACTCGTAATATTCCACATGGTGTATTAGCAGAATACGAAAGGCTTTACCAGTCATATCTTGACTCACATTTTGCTTTGACCTATTACTGCTCATCCTGCGTATTTGATATGCTTTTAAGGTTAAGTAACCATTTTGATAACGAGAAATCAAAGACTTTTGTATTCCCGGATGATTTGGATACGATAGAACCCGACCCGAACGCACAGCCTGTTGAATTAAAGAAGCGAGGCAGAAAACCAAAGCAATGACTATAACACCAGCCGAGTTTTTGAAGTTAGAGTTAGAAATGGGCATAAGTGCTGATAACCCTGCATTCAGGGAACTGGCACGCAAAACGGCTGAATGCATTACAGAGCCTTACGCAGATGTTTTTGACTTCGGAGCAGGTACGGGGTTGTATTCTAACGCCTTTCATGAAATCGGCAAGCCTGTTTATGCTTATGAGATTTGGGATGAACATAGGGATTATATGCGCAAGCACTTTCCGAATCTTATTCAGACCCTACATATTTTTACAACTGACCTGCTGCTGATGATTGAGGTAGCAGAACATTTAACCGAGGAAGAATTGCGATACTTTTTTAGCAGGGTACAACCGAGGCTGATATTATTCAGCAGTACACCATATAAAAACCCGGAGTTTGATGAAATGTGGGGTCACATAAATATCCGGGAAACTGAAGACTGGGTATTATTTTTTAAGGAGTTAGGCTATAAAGTTAAGCGGATGCCGGGACTGCCTACCCCGTGGACATTGCTATTAGAAAAAACACAAAACACAAAACAAATATGAAGGGAAGCGTAATGTCAGCAATCCACCACCTACGGGCAGCCATTGAGTACATGGATGATTTTGTAAGGGAATCGAACAAAAAACACGGAGGCTCACGGGGTGCAGCAAAGTTTGGTGAGTATTCAAAGAAGATGCAATGGATTTTATTGGACATGAGAACCTATCCACATTTTTGCGATGAAGTACGGGAAGGGTTTCGTAAAGAAATGCAAAGCGATGTCTTTTCTTATGTTGCCATAGCTGAAAAGTGCAGCCTTTTAGAACCTGCCCAGCGTGAAATGTTAGACGATGTTTTGGACAAGATACTATCAGGGGAAACTATTGAAATAAACCTAAAGCCTGTACCATGCGAATAATGGCGGTAGGCGATAGGTTTAGCGGTGTAAGTTATCACAGGCTATTTTTGCCGATAGCTTTTTTAAAACGTGAAAAGGCTTTCTTTTCGGATACGCTTTATGAAAAGGAATTGGCTGAAGGTTACGACATCGTTCTGCTTAATCGCTGCATATTTGAAGAAAGCAAGGTAAAGCCGATACATGAGGTAATGCAGGTAAAAGCTAAGTATGGCTTTAAATTGGTAGTAGACGTGGATGATTACTGGAACTTAGACCAATGGCATATCTTAAAGCAAGGCTACCCTACGCAAACGATTATGGACTATATCATTGCAGCGGATATGGTAACTACTACCAATGAAAAGTTAAGGGATAGAATTGCAAGCCTCAATAAGAACGTTTTTGTAGTGCCTAACGCTTTACCATACGGACAAGACCAATTTATAAACGATGTAGTACCAACGGAAGGAATAGAAGGAAGATGTCGCTTTGTTTATGCTGGAGGCGTAACACATCAGCGTGACCTTGATATATTGCACAACCCAATGAAGCGAGTGGCAACGGATTCAGAACTAAACAAGTTAACCCATTTTACTATCTGTGGCTATGACGGAAGCAATGCAAGGAGCAAGGATATTTGGGATAGGATGGTACACAATTACACAGCTGGTTTAAAAGTTAGTTGCCATGTAAAATCTGCACTACCAGTTGCACAATACATGAACTTTTATGCTGAAGCGGATGCAGCGTTAGTGCCATTGGTAGGGTCAGAGTTTAATAGTATGAAGTCAAACCTGAAAGTATTGGAAGCAGCTTGTAAGAGGATTCCGGTAATAGCTTCAGATGTTTCACCTTACAAAGAATGTCCACACGTTTTAAAAGTATCAAAGCAGGGTGATTGGTATAAACATATCAAAACATTGACTAAATCAGAATCAGTAAGAAAAACGCTGGGAACAGCTAATTATGAATGGGCAACCGAGAATCACAACCTGCACAAGTGGAACGAGGTGAGGGGGGAATTATTTAACAGCTTAATAAATTAATCATGCCAGTAGTTAAATGCAGCAACGGAAAATGGAGAATCGGTAACGGCTCATGCGTTTACGATACTAAAGAAAAAGCGACAGAAGTTTGGCAAGCTATATTAGCAACGGGTAAATACAAAACAGATGATAATAACGGGGGCAATAGTCGAAAGGATAGCGACACGAAAAGACAAGACGGCAGCGATAACAATAGGAACGCAGGAACTAAATCCTAAACTTGCCAGCGACCTTTTCGGACTTATGCAGACTTATTGTTATGTAGGTTTTAAATCAGAGAGTTTTACGAGCAGAGAAATTGATGAAATAGAAAAGATAAAAACAGACATACCTAATCTGAAAACACCGAGCCAAAGACTACGAGCAGTTTTGTTTTTAAACTTTCAAACAGACCCGAAAGGTTATGAAACATTTGACAGCTACTACATGGCAAAGATGGAACAGATAATAGAACATTTTAAAAATAGTATAAACGGCATCTGATGGCTAAGTTTCATAATAACAGGAAAAAAGACGGAAGGACTAAGGCATTTACTCCCGAACAATTACAAGAACTATTTGAAGAATATAAAGAACACGTTAAGAACAACCCTTTTTTAATCCATGAGTTTGTTGGCAAAGATGGAACAAGCGTAATGAGAGCAAAGGAAAGACCACTAACAAAAGACGGGTTTGAGTTATTTGTAAGGCAAAAAGGTAAGGCTAAAGGGTTAGACCAGTATATTTATAATCAAAATGGTGCGTATAATGATTTTTTGGGATTTCTTAAAGATTTCGATTTAGAAATAAGAGACAACCAACTAAGCGGAGCAATGGCAGGAATCTTTAACCCAACGATAACGGCAAGGATTAACAACCTTACCGAAAGCACAAAGCAGGAGCATGACGGGAAAATAGAAGTTGTATTTGTTGACAATAAAACAATCCTTTGAGGTTAGAACTACCACAATTACATATAAACCAAAAAAAGATATACGAATCTAAAGCAAGGTTCAGGGTAATGATGTCGGGCAGAAGATTTGGGAAAAGTGAGTTAGCTGTTACCGAAATAATAACCGAATCACTCAAAGGGCATCAGGTGGCATACATTACGCCAACTTACAACCTTGCAAAGACTTTCTTTGATAAACTTGCAAAGGCTGTACCATTCCCGGCAAATAGGTCAGAATTAACAATAAGCCTACCCACAAAGGGCAGCATCCAATTTTTTACAGGTGAGCGACTTGATAACCTACGGGGTAGGAAATTCCATTTGGTTGTAGTGGATGAGGCTTCGTTTATTCCGAATCTTGAAGACGGCTGGCTTAATTCGATAAGACCAACCCTAACCGATTACATTGGTCGTGCTTTGTTTCTTTCAACTCCAAAGGGTAAGAACTATTTTTATAGCCTATTCATGAAAGGCGGTGAGCAGGACTGGGAAGCCTTCAGGTTTACAACTTACGACAACCCACACATAAACAAAACCGAAATAGACGATGCAAGGACACAATTACCTGAAGCGGTCTTTGAGCAGGAATATATGGCTAACCCGATGGAGAACGCAGCCAATCCGTTTGGGTCTGCCTTCATCCAGCAATGTACCTACCCTATTAGTACGGCAGCCCCGGCA